AGGTAATCTTTATAGTATAATTGAGAAAGGACAGGAAGCAATTAATGGTATCATGGAAGTAGCAGGTGAAAGTGCAAGTCCAAGAGCATATGAAGTTGCTGGACAGTTGATTAAGTCAGTTGCGGACACAACTGATAAACTTATGGATTTGCAAAAAAAGGTCAAGGAGGTTGAAGAAGATACAAATAAAACAACAAACAATGTCACGAATAATGCATTATTTGTTGGATCTACTTCAGAATTATCAAAAATGCTGAAGAAAGGTTTTCTAAATAATAAAGAGGCACCGAATCCTAAGAATGAAAAAGTGTAAATCTGGATACTATTATTGCTACGACGAAAAAAAATGTAAACCGATTCCAAAGGGTTATCGAATAGGCTACGGTGGTTATCTGCGTCATGAAAAAGATGATGACAGTAAAAATGGTAACAAGAAAAACGGTAACGGAGGAAACGGAAATGGTAGCAATGGTGGTAATGGTAACGGTAACGGTTCTGGCGGGAATGGCGGTGGCAATGGTGGATCCAACGGGGGTAATGGAGGAGGAATGAGTGAGGGTAAATCTCACAAAGATCATGAACCCGAAATGATTCGCAATCAATTAAAAACTGCTGGAAGAGCATCTAAAAGAATTGAAAAACACTCACGTAAGAAAGATAATTTCAAAGCATGGGTTCAATCTAAGATAACTAAAGCATCTGATTACTTAGATACTGCTGCAGATTATCTTGATAGTAAAGATGTAAAAGAGGGTTCACTTCATAAGTGGTTCAAAGGTTCTAAATCTAAAGATGGTAAAGGTGGTTGGGTGAATGTAGTTACAGGTGGAACTTGTGCGAGTGATGAACCTGGTGAAGGCACACCTAAATGTGTCTCTTCTGCAAAAAGAGCAAGCATGACAAAAGCAGAGAGATTATCTGCTGCACGTCGTAAAAAGAAAGCAGATCCTGGTCAACAACAAAAAACTGGTGCTGCAAAACCAACATACGTATCAACTGACAAACCTAAGAAGAAAATGAAAAAAGAACATTTTGATTGGAGATCTGATTTTGAAGAAGCATACGGTGGTAAAGGTGTTTCAAGAAAAGCAAAATTGGCATCAACACATCCTCCTACAGCACAAGCAGCAGTCAAAAATATTCCGACAGAAACTGATAGAGGTGCAGGAAATAAGGCAATGCGTAGAGTAGGTAAATCAGTCGAGAAGAAAAGTCCTAATTACAAGGCATATGTAATGAACAAAGAAGAGGTAGAAATCACAGAATCAGACAAGAAAGGTAAGGGTAGTGGTACAAAGGATGCTTGTTATCATAAAGTCAAGTCAAGATATTCAGTATGGCCAAGTGCTTATGCTTCAGGTGCATTAGTTAAGTGTCGTAAAGTTGGTGCTGCGAACTGGGGTAATAGTAGTAAAAAAGAAGAGTTTGAACCAACTGGTACATCATTCCAACAGTTTGCGGAAAAATGTTGGAAGGGATATGAAAAGAAAGGTATGAAGACAATGTTTGGTAAGAGGTATCCAAACTGCGTAAAAAAGGAGGAAGTTGAAGTTGTGGAAGCAAAGTATGAGGCAGGTGCTTCAACTTATGGTAAAGCAACAATCAGAAATAAAAGAAAGTTTGGTACATCTGGTGAGTTACCCGATCCGTTGACTGGAAAGAAGATTACAAAAGATGCGACAAGAGGTGAACTTATTTCTAAGAGGAGAGAGGAGCACAAAGCAAAACGTGGTGTGAAAGAAGAAGTTGGTGTAAGCACTAATGCTGCAATGATAAAGGCAAGAAAAGAGGCAGAACTTCGTAAAAAAGAACAGGATGCAGTTGCTAAAAAGATGAGAAAAGAAGATACAGTTACATTACAAGATGCAAATGGTAATGATTTTGTTCAAATTGTTGATGTAATTACACCAATGCAAGTGATGTCTGACTGGAGAAATGAATTAAATGAAGATGATATGAAAGGAATGAGTGTTAAGTCAGGACACAAAAGACCAACTAAAAGTGGTGCAGGTATGACACAAAAAGGTGTCGAAGCATATCGTCGTAGAAATCCTGGTTCTGAACTAAAAACTGCAGTTACTACAGAACCATCTAAGTTGAAGAAAGGTAGTAAAGCAGCAAATCGTAGAAAGAGTTATTGTGCAAGAAGTGCAGGTCAAATGAAGAAGTTTCCGAAAGCAGCTAAAGATCCAAACAGTAGATTAAGACAAGCACGTAAACGTTGGAATTGCTGATTAAATTATGTCTGATAATGTTTATCTTGGAAATCCGAATCTAAAAAAAGCAAACACACCAATAGAATTCACTGAAGAGAATGTCATTGAATTCATGAGGTGTAAGGATAATCCTGTTTATTTTGCAAAGAAATATATAAAGATAGTATCACTTGATGAAGGATTAGTTCCTTTCAATTTATATCCATTTCAAGAAAAACTCGTTCGAAACTTCCATGAAAACAGGTTTAATATCTGCAAAATGCCAAGACAGACTGGTAAATCTACTACTGTGGTATCTTATCTTTTACACTATGCAATATTCAATGATAGTGTTAATATAGGTATTCTTGCAAACAAAGCAAAAATTGCGATGGATCTACTTGGTAGATTACAGACTGCATATGAAAATTTACCAAAGTGGATGCAGCAAGGAATCATTGCATGGAACAAAGGGTCATTAGAATTAGATAACGGATCAAAAATATTAGCAGCATCTACATCTGCATCTGCTGTTCGTGGTATGTCATTCAATATATTATTCTTGGATGAGTTTGCTTTCGTTCCGAATCATGTTGCCGA